CTTAGTGCCTTTCATGAAATATTCCCCTTTGGGTGTTTAACAATTCCACTTTCGCAAACTCTTGTTGATACGGCTATCTGGATCGTTAGCCGTCTTAGAGCTTGTGTTCTTTTTCTTCATACCCGCCATACGGGCACAAAATGATTTGCGGCGGTTAGCATCTTTAGAGCCTGCCTTTAACTTGCTAGGATCTTTGGTAACCGCAGTTTTAAGCTTACTGCCCGGATTTGCTTTACGATAACTCTCGACGCCTTTTTTATTAAGGCCCCCAGACTCGCTCTTGCCCGCTTTACGCGTCCAAGCAGGTGACTTCCCAACAGAACCACCTTTTTTATAATAGCATCGCATCCTGCACCCCTAGCTATAGAAGACAGTCATTGCGCTAATATTAGTCATAGCGGTAATGAGTACGTCATCTTGACACCGAATACCCCAATCAGGGATGTTCACGGAGTGAGAGTCCGAAGCAAGGAAGTCTAAGTCTAGTATTGTACGCCCGCCAGCACCATCGGTAATAGTTAACCGACCTGCGCCACCAGCGGTAGTCAATACTTGAACTTGTCGAATACGTGCAGGTCCAACAGCCAAAGAAGCTGCTGCGGTAACCCGTTTAGATTGAACATCAGAATTAGACATACCAGCCTCCTATTAGCTAAGAGCGGCACCAATGGCGGTAACCCAAGCAGCGCCAGTATTAATTACGATGCAATATTCGTCGTTGCCTGCGCCGTTATCGCTAACCATATAAGCGGTTCCGATTGCGGTGTCAGCAAATGCCGGTAAGTTGGCAGTCGTAACAACGGGGATTTGGAAGCCGTTATTTGAACGGACTGGTCCAGAAAAAGTAGATAAAGCCATGAGAATCTCCTGTCGTGGCTAGTGTCAGCTGCGTTAGGCAACTGTCAGGGATAGGTAGTTTATAACACAAAAAAAGAAAGGGGGCAAGTTAATGCCCCCACCCTAATTACGCACCGGGTGAACCGAAGATACCCAATGGATCAGAGACGCCGAAAGAGTAACGCTCTCGGGCTTTATAACGGCTGTTGCCTGTATCGAAGTCTGCATCCATAGAGGTAGACATCGGGGTACGGACGAAGTGCTTCAAGCCATTAGGTACATCAGTCATCAAGAACCAAGCATTGGTGTCTGTCAGATAATGGTTAACGGAGTAGCCTTGTGGGATAGAACCGTTATTGCGGATGGCGTTGATGTCGTTATCCGCAGTACCTACGCGACCCTCAGTATCCAACAAGCGGGTTGCAACAAACTGCAAGGCTGGTGGAATGATGAGTTTCTTAGGTTGAGCAGCGATCAACAAGCCACGCTCATCGGTCCACTGACTGATTTGAATAACGGCGGCTTCAAGAGAAGTCTCGTTAAGGTCAGCAGCGACAGTTGGGCGGTTTGAGTTGGTGCCACCAGAAACAAGCGGGTGAGCTGTAGAACAAAGAGTTTGGCCGTCACCGTAAGTGGTGTTAGCAAACGCGTTGTTGAGTACAGAAGCAGCCTTAACTTGCTTAGTGTATGCCATGGCGCGAGCCAATGCTTTAGTATAACGAGCAGACAAAGAGTCATACAGGTTATCTTCAATAGCTTCCTCAGTAATTGAGAAACCCATCGCAATGGTTTCGTGCACATAACGAGCACTCCACGCTTCTTGAGCATTGTCATATTCGATGGCTGAGCCTTCGCCTTTGACAGGTGCTGCTGAGAAGCCAGATAATTTAGTCTCTTCCTCAAAAGAACGATCTGAGGATTCGGTTTCAAAGATCTGGGAATGTTCTTCGCCATACTTTGCGTATTCCAAACCAAATAAAGCATTTAGTCCGGGTAGTAGCTCTTTAAGGAGCTGGGCGCGTGAAATAGCCATTTGTTATTCCCTCTTAAATGCCGGTTAGGCTGTTCATCTGATGACCTGCGTTCCACTTAACGAGAGCTTCAGTGTAACCACCGGATACATTTTTGGTTTCTTCTACTAACGACACAATCCGTAAAGGCAGAGTGTTAGTTGTAGCCGTAGTGTCAGAAATACCACATCGGGAATTTCCAGTAGCGGTATCGCCAACATTGTTGATCATTGCTACGTTTGCGCCAAGGTCTGTAATTGCGAGATCGCCGATAACTGGGGTTGCACCCGCAGCTGAAGACAAAACAGCAACTTTAAACAGAACATCGGTAGCATCAGCGACGTAAGCCATGATGTCAGATGCGACGGTATTCGCCGGGTAGTACTGACTGAACAACTGGTAGCCCAGTACGGGATCAGTATAAGTACAGCCTAAGAATACGCCGATAGGCGTCATTGCAGCGTCAGCAGTATCGCGTTCGACGGTGCCTCCGGTAACCAGTTGAACAGCATCACCATTAAAGATGCTCGTGGCATAGTTGCTCGCAATGCTATATTGACGAGTTACGCCCACGAAAGGTACGCCACTTACTAGTTTTACCGGAACTAGCCCAGAAGGGCCACTTACAGTTGGGTAAGCCATTATAAGCTCCTAAATTAAGTCCCATTTCCAAAAGTAACCTTCGTTTTCCGTTCATTGAACAGAGGCATACGAGGGTCATTCTCTCTCATAAGGTTGTTATCAACAGAGTTCATCTGGGAACGAGTCTGGGTGTTGTAATGTTCAGACCGCTCTTCGACTAGTTCTGTCGGTGCTTTACATAGCATCAAACCACCAATCACGATGTTATCTTTGAAGCGATCTTGTTCGATAGCAACCAAAGTAATCTCGGGATGATCATCTGCCTTGCAGGGCACCCAACCTTCGCGTAATTTCGAGGATACGTTAGTGGCATCGACCTGTCCTTGCGTGCTTACTCGAACCCAGTGAAACGCATAGCCCGGCTCGGGATTTGGTGATGGTAACACCTCAGGGCGCGACCAAGCCTTTTTGCGGGTTGTGCTTTCTTGGGTTTCTAGCTCACGATCAATTCTGTTCTTAGCCATTACTGTTTCCTCATATCTAATGCAACCTGTTTGGCGTATTGTTCAGGGGTAAGTCCTAAACGCTTTGAGAGCTGGTATTGTGTTTGCGTGAGCCTAATCTTCTTAGGCGCTGTGCTCCGCGTAGCGGGTGCAACCACATTCGAACGTCTCTTAGGTTTTTGTACTTCCTCTGAGTCCTCGAATTTTTCGGGGAATAACTGTCGCATACGAGTATCAATTCGCTCGTAGTAGTCATCACTCTGAGGGCTTACTCCCTCGTGGACAAGTTTGTTATGCAACCCCAAAGCGAAGCTTGTCATCTCGATGTCTTGGTTAAACCAAGTGTTGTCTTGTTGCCAAGACGCCGCCTTAGTATCAACCTCGATTGGCGCAGGGGTGGATTCAGGTTCTACTTTTACAGGAGTTTCTTCTGTCTGTAAAGGTGGTAACTTAAAATTGTTTAATCTATCGACCTTATTCTTAGCATTCGATAGACTTTCTTGTGCATTCAGTACACCGTCGGCGTCTCCAGCTTCATACGCATCCTTGTATGCTTTCTTAGCTGCGATATGGTCTGCTGTCGCGGAACGCTTAGCTTGCTCAAGTAGTGCTGTCTGGTTCTTGTTTACACTACCTTTAAGCTCTTTGTTCTCATCGACGAGTTTCTGTGTCAGACGCTCTAGTTCTTCACGCTCTCGTAGTGCGGATTCCTTAGCTCTACGCTCATCGTGGTATCCCTTACTAAAGTGCTGGATACGTTTGCGAACTTTGTCCGAGTAGTCTTCAAGCTCATCATCGGTTATTTCTTCCGGTGGCTCAGACGGTTTCCGGTTACGATCTGCTTTCGGTGTATCATCAACGACTTCTACGTCATATTCGGCGTCATCGTCCTCTAATTCGACTTCCGCTTCCGCTTCAGCTTCTTTAGCTTTGGCCTTAGCTTTCCGACCGCCGATGTCCACTTCGATAGCACTAGACGATTCTATCTCGATGTCTCGTTCTTCCGCTTTGGGAAGTTCGTACTCAACTTTTTGAAATGCCATGAGTTATCTCCTATATAGCCATGATGCCGCTAGGGTCTGGAATTACTGCTTCTACCGAATCATCGTTCATCAGTCGAAACTCCTTACCATTCACCTTAAAACGCGTACCTGTGTTCATACGGAACATAACGTAGTCACCTTGCTTACACCAAGGGCCTTCAGGAAAGCGGTCTGTATCTGAATAGGCGTCGGCACCCATGTCTACTACAATGCCCATTATCGACATGATGTACTCTCTGTGCATCACATCTGTAGTTTTTAATAGCTCTGTACCTTTGTAGTACTCTTCTACATCAGGTAGCGCTATTAATAGTCGGAAGCCTGAGGGCTTAGGGAGTTGTGCTTCCCACTCCCCGTCAGTAAGCTCACGGTCTTTTAATTTCGGTTCCGCTGAAGCTTCAGCTTCCATTTTCCGTTTTAGGGCATCAGGTACTGCAATAATAGAATCAGTCATCGTCTTGTTCCATATAGTTACGCGAGAGGTCCGCTAGATGTTGCTTGCTGGCTTCGAGACCCCGAATTAAGCCAACAATTTCCCGATACGCCGGAAAGTCTTTAGCAGACCCTCCAGTAAGGAAAGTAGTCGCAGACTCTATGTCTGCGTTGATATTCTCTGCGAGCACGTCAAAGACGGTCTTAGCCATGGTTATTTCCTGTTATTTTTGCCGGACGTCAACTTCGCTAGTTCTAGGTCTATCTTGTTGCTGTCTCGGCGTCTATCCGCAGCCAGTTGTACTCCCGATTTCTCGGCTTCCATCTGGAGTTCTTGTTGCTCTATCTTCACGCGTTCCGCATCTAGCTGTGCGGATGCCTGAACTTGCTGGGCTTTGAGTTGTAGCTCAGCTTGTTTCATCTGCATATCGGCCTGATCCTTCTGGGCCTTACGCTGTACTTCTTGTTGTTTGATCTGTAGCTCAGCTTGCTGCATCTGCATAACAGGATCTTGCTGCTGTTGCTCAGCCTGCTTCTGCGCGGCTTCTTGCTGGTGCGTCTGGGTAAGCTGCTTACCGGCGTCCGCCATGAGACGTGCGAGTTCCATTTCGATGCTTTCTGGTAACTCTTCGTTCGGTGGTGGTAGTTGAACGCCTAGTTTTTCTTCTATCTGCTTGCGATAGCTAAACCCGAGGTGTTCAGCAAGGTGTGCCTGCAACGCCATCATGATCTTCTGCCCTTGCGGGTTTTGACCAATAGTCTGCGCGATCATTGGGTCTTGCATAAATGACTGGTGTACCGCCATATGTGCGTCGTGGTCTTGGTTTATAAACGCGTGTACGGGTTTACCGTTTAGGGCGTCCATGTTTTCGCTGACCGGATCGGTCGGTTTGGCATCGTCCTGTGTAGGAACGAGTTTGTCGGCGTTCTTAACGCCTAGTACTTCAATCATCTGTCGGTGGAGCTGTGGTAGGTCGTATATCTGAGGAGCTTGCTGCGACATCTGTAGCACTGCTTGGTACTGAACTACACGTTGCGCCATCGTAGAGCTGTTCGGATCACTGACGGGGATTACATCCACCATCGCATAGTCTTCTTGACGTGCGCTTATCTCGCCCCTTTCTGGCTGGTAGCCATACTCTTCGGGAGCGTGCTCTGCCATGATCGCTTTGAGGAGCTTAAACTCCTGCTTCATGGCGTAGTGGACCCGAGCCTGTACTGCCGCCATAGGTTTCAGCGTACGCTCTAGGAGAGCCAGTGTGGTGCCTACAGGAGCGTTAGCAGACATGTCCGAGATGTTCATGTCACTAATAGCACCAAGACGCCGACCTTCCGTCGTGATCTGGTTAAGTAGGGCTAGTAATGTCTGGCTCGGCTCTTTATAAGGAAGCGGCATGATGTTGTCACGGATAGATCCAGACGGTACATCTACATCTTTCCATTCACCGGGTTCAATCGGTGTATCATCACCCTTAATACGTAACCCACGAGACTTCAATCCGCCGGGGAGGTTAGATAGCGTACCAGCGTCCACCAGCTGCCGTATGAGCGACGTTCCCGCTCTAGCGTACCCGCCGATAATGTGGATGAGTCCAAGGCCGTAGAAGCCGAATCCGGGCACGTATACGTAGTGTACGAAATGCTGACGTTTTAGCATCAGTTCGTCTTCTTCGTACCAGTTACGGCGAATTGCGAGGACTTCCCCAGTGCCACGTTCAATAGTTACGATGTAAGGTTTTGCGATCTCTTCTTCGTCTTCATCAACACCGTCAATGATCAGGTCGGCGTGGATCTCGTATACTGTGAAGCGATCGTCATCTGTTGTAGAGAAGCCACCTTCTTCAGCTTTCTTCTCTTCAATGTCTGTGTGGTACGCCTGTGGCTCTCCTAACTCTACGTCTCGGTAGAAACCAACGCTCTGAAGCTTCTTCAGTTCGTTCTTAGTCTTACGCATTATGTGCGAAACACGCTCTGCGGACTCAATATGTGACGCGCCGTACGGTACAATGACGTCTTCTGCGGGGATGTATATAGCTACTTGACGCCCCAAATTCGGGTCAAAATAGACCTTTTTGAACGCTGAACCCGCCAAACCTAGGCTGTATAGCATACGTTCGTGCTCTGGACGGTACTCAACCATACGTTCTGTAAGTTCGTAGTTCATATCCGCTTTTACACGCTCAGCGGCTTCGACCTTATCTTTATTCTCTTCACCGAGGATCTTAACGCGGACTGGGCCAGCGGCGGGGAATGTCTCGCTCATAGTCTCTGCTTGGAACCGGATCGCCGCTTCTGCTAAGACTGCCGAGTGTACTCCACAGGCACCTTCCCAAGGATCTGTACGTTCTTCGTACTTTAACCCTAACGTGTCCAAACCTTTTACAAAGGTGTCGGCCCACTCTTTGCGGCTCTCGATGTCAGCTTCTACAAGACCTATCAGGTCTCCAGATAACTCACGCAGTTCGCCCTCATCTAGGCCCTCTGCCAAGTTAGCATCGAATCCTAACAAATCAAACTCATCGGCGTCTGGGATTATCGTTATCTCAACTGAACCGTCGTCTAAAATCACAGCCTCAGGATCGATTATCTCGATCGCAAGTTCCGTGCCTTCTTCAGCTGCGCTGTCGTCCAGCTCAAATTCTTCGGTCAAACCCATGGGGGCTGAATATAAACCTTTTTCGATTGCCATTGTTTAGTCTCTCAGTAAAACCCGCCGCGCCGGTGGCGGAAGTATTGTTGTTCTTCAGGCTCGTCAGTAGGTAGTCGAATAAACCCGCCCTGCCTAAATCGCATAAGCGCCATCACCGTTGAGTCAACTAAGTCATCATGACTCATAAAAGGGAACCCGGCAATCTCTTCTACTACTTCTTCAGCCCACCTAGTAGCGGGAACCCAGCAAATGCCAGATGATACAATATCAGCGACAGAGTTTAAACGTGCCAACTTATCGCCTGACCCCCTGTGTGGGGTATATTCAGTTACTGGTACGCCCATTCGGCGCATTTCTTGGTATAAGGCTACACCCGAACTCTTTTTCTCTACAATAAACGAGTCAGGCTGCCACTCAGAGTACTCTTCCAGAGCCATTTCTTTAAGTTCTGGAAACTCCATACGCTTCTTTATACTATTAAGCAAGATAATATTGTACGCATTCGTCTCTTCGTAGAAAAAAACACCCCAAGTTGTCAGTGCCGTGTAGTCAGCGCGGTTATGTGTCTCGGCTGCGGAGTCCAAGGACATGATGACGTACTCGCACTTGGGGGGATTCTCCTGATCCCATATCTGCCACCAATCCCGCTTAATAAGTGCCGCTTCTTCTGCCGTCGGCTGTTGTTGGTACTGCGAATTCCACTGAAACGCTGGCATAGACGCTTTAGTACGTAACAACGCCTCTAAGTCAAAAAACTCAGGCCACAACGGCTTTTCTACGTGCTTATTAGTTTTGGGGTTTAGAACCTCTAGTATAGCAGGGAACTCAACAACTTCATATTGATCGGACCTATCGTTCTTGGACATGTCCCGAACAACACGCCCAGTCAAATCATCCATATGCCACCGAGTCTGTATGATTGCTACACGGCCACCCGGCATTAGTCGAGTTCGTGCACCAAAAGTAAACCATTCGTAGGCTTTCTCAAATACGATGAAGTTTCCGTTGATCACATCCTGCTCAGAGTGGGGGTCGTCAATCAACAGGAGATCTGCACCTCGACCTGCTAGGGCTGACCCGATACCACACGCATAATATTCTCCGCCAGCGTTAGTATTCCACCTTCCTGCTGACTTACTATCCTGTGCCAGTCTAACGGTAGGAAATATCGCGCTGTACGCATCTGTAGCAATTAGGTTACGAACCTTACGTCCAAAATCCACAGCCAAATCGGTAGTATGAGATACCATCATGACTTTCTTGTTGGGATTACGTCCTAGGAACCACGCTGGGTAGAAAATAGACACCAACTGTGATTTGCCGTGACGTGGTGGGATGTTAACGCATACTCGGTCTTTGTCGCCGCTCTCGATAGCCATGAGCATATCTGCAAGTATTCTGTGGTGCTTACCCACAAGAAACTCAGGCATCATCATCTGGCAAAACTCGATCAGATCATCGTACGCAGCTTTACTCGCCTTACGTGTTGTAAGCTCATCCGCCATACGGTCAATCTCGATCACTTCATCGTCCGAAAACGAGTCCAGATTAGCCAGCATCTGTTCAATATCGGCTTCTGTGAAGTCTAGTACGTCATCATCCATCGAAATTTTCAGTCTCCCCTACCTCGTCGTCGTCGGCGTCGTCAACGTCGTCTTCGTCGTCGGCACCCAACATAGCATCAACGTCTATAAACGTAGCTTCTTCTACTTCTTCGGGGTTGACTAGCTTCATCAGCTTGTTACGGAGGCGTTCTTTGATGTCATCGGTCGTCTGGTGCGTGATCGTGACCTCTGTCTTCTCTGCAAACAGCCCCACATCGGATATTTTACCGAGAAGCTCCAGTGCACGGATACGTACTCGGGCATCCGGGTTCATAGTTTCGTCAATTAGCTTGTTCGTAACGAGGTGTCGTATCTGCACCGAACTCTCTACCACCGAGTGGCCGAATTCCTTGAGGATATTACCCGTTATTATGAGGGAGGCCGGGGTTAACGTAGCCGCTCTCTTGTTGTTAACTTTCTTAGATGTCTTTTCGGGGTCTTCGGCGTACGCCAAAGCCAATTTTGCCGCCGTATCCTGATCTTCTTTAGTGGGTTCCACGTCTAAACCGTGTTCTGAGAGGAGCATAGCGGAGTTACATGCCGCTTCTGCCCGAGCACGCAGGTCAATATACGGAACCTTGTCCGAAAAGGGGACACCGATTTCAGGGTCGAGCATTAAGGTCATTTTTACTTCCGCAGGCTATTAACCGATGGGTACGGTTATACACGAAAAATAATTTTTTGCAAGTCCATTAATATTTTGACCCGGGGGGTATCGCCATATTGAGGGGGTGGGGGTACCAAACTCAAAAAAATGGCCATTGTTCCCACGTATTAGTAATTCATAGGAGCCGCAGGATTCCTACGCCACAAAGTGGTTGGTGGGGGGTAGGTGGGGTTGTCTTTGGCCGCTTTTCCCCGCGTCGCTGGCCGGTTAGCTTTTTTGTTAGTGCGCCACTAACAGCGCGAGGAATGGCTAAACTTATCAGTCTGTTAGTTTATCTATTGATAAGTTATCAGGTGTTAGCTATAGT